CTCGCTAAATTACTCGTTAATAATATAGAATGTGATTATCTATATATTAACGCAAGTGATGAGAACAATGTAGACACCGTAAGGACAAAGGTTAAGAACTTTGCTTCAACTGTTGGTTTCAAAGATATGAAAGTTATTATCTTGGACGAGTGTGATTATATTACACCAAACGCTCAAGCAGCTCTTCGTAATCTAATGGAAACCTTTAGTAAACATTGTAGGTTCATCTTGACTTGTAATTACGTTGAGAGAATAATTGACCCAATTCAATCAAGGTGTCAATCATTTCAGATTATTCCACCATCTAAAACAGAAGTTGCAAAACACCTTCATAGTATCTTGATACAAGAAAATATAATGGATAGTCCTGAAGATATAAAAGTTTTGGTGGAAAGTGGTTATCCTGATATTCGTAGAGTTATTAATTCAGCTCAAAGAAACGTAGTTAAGGGTAGACTTAAATTAGATACATCAAGTATTATACAAAATGATTATAAGTTAAAACTATTAAAGATTTTAGAAACACAGAATAAAAAAAATGCATTCAAAGAAATCAGACAACTATTAGCAGACAATAAGATTACAGATTTTGCTGACTTGTTTCGTTTGTTATATGATGAAGTAGATGGATATGGTAAAGGTCACTTAGCAGAATGTATTTTGATTATTGCAAGATATGAACTATCAGATAGTCAGGTAGTTGATAAAGAAATAAATGCAATGGCTATGATAATAGAACTATTAGGAGTTATAAAATGAGTATGCATCCAAAGGGAAGAATACAAAAACCAAAAAAACAAGTACAAGTTGACTTGAAACAAGCAGATACTATTAAATGTAATGAGTGTAGTAACTATTTATTTATAACATCATTCATACTAAAAAAACTATCAGCTTTAATGTCACCAAATGGTCAAGAAGCTTTGATTCCTGTTCAAGTATATAGTTGTGGGAATTGTGGTAAAGTTGCAAAAGGTATGTTAGACGTTGCTGGTTTGGAAGAAGAGATTGTACCCAATCCAGATGAGTTACCCACCTTTCCAAGTTTGGAAGTATGAGTGAGAAAAACAGGTTCGGTAAAAAAGAAGAGCCTATTCGACCACATCAAACAGATAACATCGGTTCAAAACCCTAAGTATTGGGAAGAGATATCAGACGAAGATAAGAAGTCTTGGTCTAATTATATGACTAACAGATTCCTATCGATGAATATGGATTGGGTTGAATTGGTAAATGAATTACAAAAGTATAACTTGAAACCTAAAGAGTTATATAAATTATACACAAATATTTTACCTAAAGGTAATAAATGGTTAAAATATACAAAAGGGAGAAATCAAATGGATCATCCAAGTTGGTTAATTAATATAGTTGCGAATCAAGAAAAATTCAGTAAACGTGAAGCTTATGATATGATTGAAATGTTATATCTTACTGAAGGTGGAATGTTAGAATTAGGAGAAATATGTACAAAATGGGGAGTTGAACCCAAGAAGATTGAAGATCTTGGTCTAAATGTACTTGGTTCTGTCGGTGGATATGTCGCTGGCGAAGAATAAAATACTACTTGACTTGTATACGATTTTATTCGTATATTCAGTTATGTAAATAGGAATATAATATGAAAGTTATAAAAGACTCTAAGAATATGTCTAAGTCAGAATCAATAGTAGAACAGATGGAAAAAGAATGGCCAGAGATGACAGAAGAGTTCAAGAAGATACAACGAGAACAATACGAATTGTTCTTACATAAGCAACACGACTATGGTCCAGGTAATATCTCTGTAGGAACTCAGTTACAAAATGAAGAAGAGATTAAATTATCACTTACAGGTTTGTGGTTTCGTATGAACGATAAGTTACAACGAGTAAAAACTTTACTGATGAACAATCGAGAATCAGCTGTTAAAGATGAACCATTAGAAGATGCTTATCTTGATGTTTCAAACTATGGAATTATGGCTACAATCGTTGGACGTGATAAGTGGGGAAAATGAAACGAATAAGTTATAGTCAGTATAGTCAATGGGTTACGTGTCCATATAAATGGAAACTTAATTACATTGATAAGTTAAGTGTTTGGACAGATAGTATACATACCCTTTTTGGTACAAGTATGCACGAAGTATTACAAACATATCTTACAGTAATGTATAATGATACCATTAAAACGGCAGACGCACTTCCATTAGAAAAGATGTTATTACATCGGATGAAAACAAACTATACTCAAATTATGGAAAAGAATGGTGGTGAAGTATTTTGTGAACAATCTGATATGCAAGAATTTTACAATCACGGATTACTGATATTAGATTGGTTTAAGAAGAAACGTAATATGTATTTCAGTAAGAAGGGTTATGAGTTAGTTGGTATAGAAGTGCCTGTTGATTATGATTTACCAAATAAGATTAAGTTTATTGGTTATATAGATGTTATAATTTATGATACTGTAAGAGACAGATATAAGATTATAGATATCAAGACTTCTACAATGGGTTGGAATAAATGGCAAAAGGCTGATAAGACTAAGACAGACCAATTGTTATTATACAAACATTTCTATGGTGCTCAACACGATATATCAGTAGATAAGATTGATATAGAATACTTTATCGTAAAGCGTAAACTATATGAAAAGGTAGATTTTCCACAACGTAGGGTTCAGACATTTCAACCAGCTAGTGGTAAACCAAGTATAAATAAGTTAATGAATAATTTAAACCAGTTTCTTGGTGAGTCTTTTATTGATGGGGAGTATAACTTAAAACATAATTATGTTAAACAACCATCTAAAAAGAACTGCAGATACTGTGAGTTCAATCAAACAGAACATTGTGATGTAGGAGTTAAATAATGACAACTAAACTAAGTTTAAGACTAAAACTAAGTGACTTTATTAATAGTGAAATATAATCAAAAATTATGGAAAAAATTAATAATATTCATAATGAGTTACACGTAGCAGTTTTGTTACATCTATGGTTTGAAGATGGTGAAGTATCTACTACTGATTTAAAAAACTTCTTGATGAAGTGGGAAAAAAAGTTATCTTTTAAAACTGTTGTTACATCAGGTTCTACTATTAAACCAAATGAGTTTATATGGTTTGATATAATTCCAACAGATTTATCGTATACTTCTAGGAAACGATTTCAATTCACGTATTCAAATAATAATTCTATATTAAATGGACTACAACAATTTTATGAAGTAGCTAAATTTACTACATCAGACAAACCAGTAAAAAAACAAAAGAGAAATGACTACGAAGATTAAAGTTGGTATAGTTGGTAGTAGGGGTTATACTAATAAGAAAAAAATAAAAGATTTAGTATTTCAGATAAAAGAAAAACACGGAACTGATGCTGAAATAGTTAGTGGTGGACAAAAAGATGGTGCTGATGGATATGCTAAAAAGTTTGCATTAGAGTTTAATATGAATTATGTAGAGTTTCCACCAGCTCATTATAGTTGGAATATGCATTGTAAATTATCAGCTACACAATACAATAAACCATATTATGTTTCAAATTACTTTAAAAGAAACAAACAGATAGCTGAGTATAGTGATATAGTTATAGCGTTTATTCCAGATGGAGTTGAATCAAGAGGCACAATGAATACAATAGAATATGCTAAAAAAGAAAAAAAATTGGTTAAAATATTAAATTAGTATATATTTATATATGTATATATTAAGAGAGGTTCTATGGAATACAAATTAACATCAGTTAAAATACTGAAAGAGTTATATAAAAAGTTTAAGTCGAGTACATTAGATGATGAATTTACCTTACAAAAATTGGTAAATCGTTCAATGGACTTGTACGTTTTGGACAACAAATACAGAGAAAAAATTCAATCATATAATAAATTAATACCAAGTGGGAGTAGATTATGAATTTAAGAGATGATTTATTACAAGCTAGTAAACTACAGTTTAAAGCTCAAATAGAGAAACATCGTATAAATATAGAGAACTTACTAAATAATTCTGTTGGGGTTGGAGAACACCCTGATATTATGGCGACTGTTGAAAGTGAATTAGAAAAGATGTCAAGTTATCACGACAAGTTAGAAATGTTAGATTACTTTGATGTGTCTTTAAACAATAAAAAAATATTAAACGATTAAAGAGGTTATATGTCTAAGAAAAAGATTTTATTACTGGCAGTTGATTTAAGAATGTCAAGTGGTGTAGGAACAATGTCTAAAGAATTTGTTCTTGGAACGATAGATAGATATGATTGGGTTCAGATAGGTGGAGCAATAAAACACCCTGAAAATGGAAAAGTTGTTAATATGAATGAAACTTGTGTTCAAGAAACAGGTGTTAAAGATGCTAGTTTAACAATATATCCTGTAAATGGATATGGTAATTCGGATACTTTAAGAAACATAATGTCACACGAAAAACCTGATGCTATTCTACACTATACAGACCCAAGATTTTGGAATTGGTTATATGAAATGGAACACGAGATAAGACAAGAAATACCAATATTTTATTATAATATTTGGGATGATTGGCCAGCACCACAATACAACCAATGGTTTTATGAATCTTGTGATTTGATTATGAATATTTCTAAACAAACAGTTGCTATTGTAGATGATGTGTGTACGAATAAACCAAGAACAGATTGGGATTCTACTTATATACCACATGGTATTAATGAAAAATACTTCTATCCTATATCTTTATTTGATAAAGAATATAAAGAAATGGAATCAATGAAAAAACAATTAACAGATGATAACATCGAGTTCATTTTGTTTTACAATAATAGAAATATTAGAAGAAAAATGCCAGGAGATGTTGTCCTTGCTTTTAAAACATTTTGTGATATGTTACCAAAAGAAGAAGCTGATAAATGTTGTTTGTTAATGCACACACAACCAATAGATGACAATGGAACGGATTTACCTGAAGTTGCAAAAGTTATTGCTCCTGGTTGTAATATATATTTTAGTGATAAAAAATTAGAACCAAATCAATTAAATTATTTATACAATATGGTAGATGTTACGATGAATATTGCAAGTAATGAGGGATTTGGTTTAGGTACTTGTGAGTCTTTAAT